CCAAGCATTATAACCTTGTTGTTTATATACTGTATGTGCACAATTTGCATTTTTTTGGCAATCAAATAAACTATTACAACTAGTACCACATTCATTATATTTAGAATCGGGGTCTCCTGAACACCAATAATAACTATTAATTTGAAGCAATCCATAATCAGTTGAACCATCTGTATTTTTGTTAGTTGCATCACAATTATAAGAGCTTTCATATTTTGCTATACACACCATTGTAGGTACTTGCGATGAAGAAAATCCAGCCTTTTGTAAATATGCAGCAACATCACATTCGCTTTGCTTATTATATTGTACACTATCACTTGTATTAAAACTATGAACAAAATAAAAAAATAATGAAAAAAGTAATATTAATCTCATATAATTATACCACGTCAGAAACTTTTATATAGTTTTTTATATTTATAGTTCACTTATAATTCACTTTTAAATAAATTATTAAAATTACATACTTCTATTTTGTTTTCTTCAACTTGAAATAATTTATTAATCAATGTATCATCTCTAAAACGAATTGTATAATCTTGTTGAAGATGTCCTCTTCCACAACGTCCTAATGTTTGTATAATTTTTTCTTGTGTAATATTGGATAAATCCTTTGCAATATACTCGTGGCAAAACTGATAGTTTGTACCATAAATATAATCACCATTTGCTAGAATTAAATATAATTTCTGTTTTGATGCAAATTCTTTTACCATTTCAGTATAAGTAATAGATTTTTTTTGTGAAAATAAACCAATACCTAATAACAACAATATTTTCCAAATATCTTCAATATCATTAATAGACATAATTCTTTCAATATCATCATCATTAATATTGCTAGAATATGGTTTTTTTACATTAAAATCATTAATATCTACAAATCGTTTTAAGTGTTCTAATGTATTTGGTATATATTTGTTCATCATTGATACAGGTTTAATTAAACTAGTTAGTGAATTAATTTCTTTTTGAATCTGTGTAGCTACTGTATCCAATTTTATATTTGCGTTTTTATCTTTATTTTTACCTGACTTTGTTTCATCTGAATTTGAATTATTTTTTTTATTTAAATAATCTTCTAATTTTTTTTCAGTTTCATTTATTTTATGATTAACTTTATTATTAAATTTAATAGTTTCATTAATTTCTTGCATAATGCTTTTTGGTATATCAGCTTGTATAAGACAGAACTTTGCTATTTTATCAATGTCTTCTGCAATGTAAATAGTTGGACCATCTGTTAATGTATGAGCATGTTTTGTAGTTATGGATGTTAGATTAGTAGGATCTTTTTTATTATCTTCATCCTTTTGCGGTATAATTTTCAATGTTCTTTGATTTTGAAAATACTGATAAATATTTTGCCAAGTTTCATTAGTATTTTTTATATTTTGAAGTATATGCAAATAATTTTCTTTGATTGTATACATACATACATCTTCAATATTATCAAAATAATTATCAATATAATATTCATCACTAGTTAATAGTTTATTATCATTAATATATAATATGAATTTGGATATTTCATCTAAATCAAAATACCTTAAAATAGTTTTATATTCAAAGCAATGTTTTGAACAGCTATAAATATCTTCATAATTATTATATAAATAATGTGGTAATTCAACATAACCATATTTATTAAGAATAGGTATAGTTTTTTTACAATCATCACTACTAATGGTATAAATCATAGAATCATTAAATTTACATTGAAAGTCTATAATAACATTTTGTATTTCATCTTCTTTTGGTAGTGTTGCTGATGATAAAATGATATTAGGAATTTTATTTTTGTTCCAAACATCTTGAATTATACTATGAAACTCATGGTTTTGATAATCTAGTGTAATTGTAGGTTCATCCCAAAACATAATAATATTTTCAGGTTCATTAAATGAACACATATAATACATTGCATATAAGTATGATTTAATATCACATATCATAATTTCTACCTTATCACCAACACTGTTATCTACTTTTTTTTTCCCATCTTTATATTTAATATGTTCATATGTACCATCACGTCTTACATATTCACTCGCTGCATTGTAATGCAATCTAATATCATCACTAGATGAACAACCAAATGCAAAAGCAACTTTTTTTCCAGAACTAATAGCACTTCTACTTAAAGATATACCTACATGTCTGGCAGCACAAAGAAATATAATTCTATATTCATTTGATAATCCAATTGGTGTCAATGTTTTACCAGTAGCTGTAGGAGCACTATATAAAATCATTTTAGAATTTTTATCATTTTTACAAATAGAATATATTTGTTTTTGATGTTCATATAATTTTTTATCGGCATAATAATTTATAAATTCATTTTTTTCAATATATTCTTGTGAATTTTGTAATATATATTTTTTATTAGAAAGAGAATAGAACTTATTAATAATAAAATTAATATAACTAAGAACATATTTATTTATATTTGTGATTTTATTATCCTTAACTTTAAGATAGCTATATAAATAATAACTCCACTTATTGCTTTTCTTTTTGTATTTTTTTAAAATCAGACTAACTAATTCCAAAATTTGAAATTCAAATATATAACTATTATCAATTTTATCTTTAATATTCAATCGCATTGTATCAGCTTTTTTTGCATGTACTTTTTTAAAATTATTTTCAATATTAAAATTTAATTCATATTTTTTTATTTCTTTTTCAATATCATTTTTAAAATATTTTTCAAATATTAAATATTCAATACCTTCATTATATGGTATTTTTAAAAAGTTAATAATAGATGTATTGTAATTATATTGAATATTTTCATTATAATATCCATCAGATATCATTTTTAATATATCAACCTCATTATTATCAACTTTAATTTCAATAGAATTCCATTCATCTCTGTTTAATTTTCTTTGTGTTAAGTCCATATTTATCTATACATTAGTAATTTTAAATTAAAATTCAATTTTTGTTAAAAAATATAAATTAAAATATATAAATTAAAATAATAAATAAAAATATGAATATTTTAATTACAGGTGGAAGTGGATTTTTAGGAAGTCATTTATGTAATTATTTACTAGAAAACGAAGACAATATTGAAAAGCTATATTGTATAGATAACAATTATACAGGTACTATAAGTAATATAAGTAAATTATTAAAAAATGATAAATTTATATTTATTGAGGAAGATATAGTTACTTTCAATATAGATTATTTTAAAAATATAAATATTGAACAAATATATCATTTGGCATGTCCTGCTTCACCGAAAGCTTATCAAAAACAACCAATAGAAACAATGAAAACAAGTGTAATAGGCACTTTAAATATGTTAAATTTAGCAAAAGAAAAAAATGCAACTATACTTTTTACTTCAACTTCAGAAATATATGGAGACCCATTAATTCATCCTCAAAAAGAGGAATATTGGGGTAATGTAAATCCAATAGGTATTCGTTCATGTTATGATGAAGGTAAAAGGTGTGGTGAAACTCTTATGATGGATTATTTCCGAAGCTATAATACTAAAATAAAAATAGCTAGATTATTTAATACATATGGACCATATATGGATAAAGAAGATGGTAGGGTTGTAAGTAATTTTATTAATCAAATAATAACTAATAAAAATATTACATTATATGGTGATGGTAGTCAAACAAGAAGTTTTTGTTATGTAGATGATACAATATGCTGCTTACATAAATTAATGAATAGTTCAAATGAAATAACTGGACCTATTAACATTGGAAATCCAAATGAAATATCCGTAAAAGAACTAGCAAATATTATATTAGATTTAACAGATGATAGCACTTCAAAAATAATTTATAAACCTTTACCAGAAGATGACCCTAAACTTAGAAAACCAGATATATTTAAAGCAAATAAATTATTAGAATGGAAACCAAAAATAGAATTAAAATATGGTTTAATGCAAACAATAATGTATTTTAAAAAAATACAAAATGCAAAAAAAGAAAATAATTTTTAAAAAAATAAATTATTGAATAAATCAAAACAAATAGATATATCTGTAATTATGGGTTCAGACAGTGATTTACCTATTATGAAAAATGCATGTGAAATATTAGATAAATTTAATATATCATATGAATGTACTATTGTAAGTGCACATCGTACTCCAGAAAGAATGTTTAACTATGCAAAAAATGCATATAGTAGGGGTATCAAAGTTATAATAGCAGGTGCAGGTGGTGCAGCTCATTTACCTGGTATGATTGCTTCAATAACAACTATTCCAGTAATAGGTGTTCCTATAAAAACAACATCATTAAATGGAGAAGATTCATTGCTATCTATAGTACAGATGCCTAAAGGTGTACCAGTAGCAACCGTAGGAATTAATAATTCAATAAATGCAGGGTTGCTATCAATAAAGATACTTGCTTGCAAATATAATAATTTAAATGATAAAATTAAAGAATTTATGGAAAGTCAAGAGGAGGAAGTATTAAAAAAAGCAAAAAACTTGGAAGAATTAGGACATAGTAATTATTAAATATTTAAAATAAATATGGATTAATGCAAACAATAATGTATTTTAAAAAAATACAAATGTAAAAAATAGCAATAATTAAAGTTTTATATAGAATATATATATATATTATGAAAATTACTTTTTTAAAAAGGTTAAAAAATAAATACTTGATTGCATTATTAATCTTATTCATTTTATTAGTTTTATTCGGTTGTTGTTATAAATATTATAATTCATATTATAATGGAAATATACATGAAGTACTATACGAAGGATTCCAAGCCAAAGGATATAATATAAAAGAATTATCAAAAGAACAACAAGAAGCTGTAAAAAAATTTGCTTCAGCAACATTTAATATTATTTTTAAATTAACAAATGAATTTAATAAGTCTGATTTAGGAAAAATTACTAAATCATCTTTTGAGCAAATAAAAAATAATAGCGAATATGAAATTCGCATTTGGAATGAAGCATATAAAGAGTTTTATGAAGAGGGGCTTGTTGCTATATTTGGTGATGGTTTAAGAAATGCAATTAAAGGCAAAATACGAGATATAATAAGAACAGAGGTTGATACTATATTAAGTGAAAAACAATCTAAGAAAGGTATTATAACAGACAATGTTTCAAAAATCATTGAAGACCAAATTCAAAAAAGTGAAAAAGAAATCAATGTTATGAAAGATAAAATGAAGCAAGAAGAAGAAAATTTAAGAATGTTAAGAACCCAACTAAAATAAATGACTACCAAGGATTTATTGTTTAAATTTTTACTAATATTGTTAATGGAGTAATCATTTTTAAGATATAAAAAAGCTTTATATTTTAAAAAAATTAAATTATATTTTTACCATCTAGATTTTTTTACACTTATTCTTTGACCAGTGTTTCTTCTATTTTTATTAGGGTCATATGCTTCATCTTCGTCATCAGAACCCAGATTTTTGGATAATTCCCAAAATTCCTTAGAACCTAATCTAAAATCGTTATGTGGATCAGCCTTATACCAGAATATTTGGTCATTTAGCTTATTTGATTTAGCATTATTATTTATTACTAAACATTCAAAATTTTCTGTACATTGGTCCATAACTTGGCAAAAAGATTCAAATGTAGGAAACATACCAGCATAGTTTTCATAAATACGCTTTCTATTTGTTATGTATGGTTCTCTTAAAATAAATACATAATCAATATTAGTTCTTAAATTAGGGGGAATACCAAGAGGATATTGCATAGTAATAATTAGCATAATCTTCCAATGTCTACCATTCATAAAAAGCAATCTCATCATTTTATCTCTTGCCCAACTATTATCATACAAACAATCATCCAATATAACAAAAGCTCTAGGGTCAATAGTAGACCTTTTATACATTTCAGTTTCTTTTCTTATTTGTTTTAATACAGTTCTTTGTCTTTGCATAATTTTTTCTATAATAGCGGTATTATATTCATTATGAATAAATAATTTAGGAACATGTTTTCCATAAAACCCGTTTCCTTCTTCTGTACCAGATATAACTGTTCCAATAGGAATATCTTGTTGATAATATAATAAATCTCTTACTAAAAAACTTTTACCAGTATCACGCCTACCAATTAATACAATTACAGGTCCTTTATTTTCATTTGGCTTAAAACTTATATTTTTCATACTAAATCTTTTTAATTCTAATGACATAAATTAATAAAATAGGAAAAAATAATTAAATTAACTAATTATTTATGTCAAAAGATGAATAAATTAATATTTGATAAATATCATAAAATGATTATAGAAAACAATATAATTAAAGAAGATAAACTTTTTGATAATATAAAAGAAATGGCAGAGTTAGAAAAAATACAATTATATATACCACTTTACGATTCCTTATTTAAAGAAAAAAATTTAAATGCAAGTCTGAAAGATTTAAACATTTTAAGTAAAATAAAAAGTTGTGAAAGAAATAAATTTGATTTAGAAGATAATAATTCATTTTTTATAAAATATAGTCCATTATTAGATCCAGTTAAATATTTGTGTGGAAAATATGAAAATATTAATATTTTTAAATTACCAGAAGAAAGTAAACCAAGTATTAATAATAAAGTGTCAAATCCAACTGATAAAATATCTGATATGAACAATTTTTCTTATGTTGATAGTTTTTTTGCTTATTTAAGTGGAACACTAAAAGAAAAATATGGTTTCATTCATGGTTTAAACTTTTTTGGTTCTTTTTTAGCGATAAAAAATAACTATAAAATAAATATTGCAGATGATTTTGAATTATTATGTAAATCTGATTTTTTTAACAGTAATATAAATGAATTATTTACTTTAGACAATTTTGATCATGAGGTTTACAATAATTATACACATAAGTATAAAAATAGATTATTAATTGAAACATTTAAAAACAATGAAAGCATATTTAAATTTGATGATTTAAATAAAGATTATGATGCTGTATTTGAATCAAATAAAAAAGTTGAAGAAAATCAAGACAATGTAAAAAGCAATGAATTAGTACAAATATATGAATGTAATGATGAAATGAATGATAGTGATGATGATGATATTTCTTGTAGTTCAGATAGTAGTAATACTGATAATTCACTAATCAGTTTAGATTCCAATGAAAGTATAGAACACAAGTACGATAGCAGTGATGATGATAATTATAGTGATATAGACGATGAAGACGATGAAGACGATGAAGACGATGAAGATGATGAAGATGATGAAGATGATGAAGAAATATTAGCAACCATTAATAAATATCCTGTACAAGTAATATGCATGGAAAATTGTGAAGAAACTATGGAATATTATATTAATCAAAATAAAGAAAATTTAACAGATAAGCATTGGGCTTCTATGCTAATGCAAGTAATTATGTCATTAATATTATATCAAGAGTTATTTAGTTTTACACATAATGATTTGCATACTCATAATGTAATGTACACTAATACTGAAGAAAAATATTTATTTTATTGCTATAATAACAAATGTTATAAAGTACCAACCTATGGAAAAATATTTAAAATTATTGATTTTGGTAGAGCAATATATAAATTTAATAATATTACTTATTGTAGTAATAGTTTTAGCAGAGGTGAAGATGCTGATACACAATATAATTGTGAACCATATTTTAACGATAAAAAAGCTAGATTAGAACCAAATAATAGTTTTGATTTATGTAGATTGGGTTGTTCATTATTTGATCATTTTGTATCTGAAATGAGTGAATTAGAACTAGTAAGAAAAAATGAAGAAATTGGTAAAATAATAATAGAATGGTGTGAAGATGATAAAAAAAGAAATATTCTTTATAAAACAAATGATGAAGAGAGATATCCAGACTTTA